GTTATTTATCTTTATCTGCAACACACAGTACGTAATGCAGGGCATTGAGTGCGATTAATCCGCGGCGATAGTGACTTGGTTTGACATAAGGTTGAACAATCTCACTATTCTTGATAGCGACATTCGTTAGCTGCGTCGCAACATTGATGATCAATTGCTTGCTGATTCTCATAGTATTTGCTCCAGAAAATTGTTTATTTAATACTAGACTGCTTACACTTATTTGATATTTTACGCACTTGCATATATGCGCTGTATCGAGTAATTAGTAGTAAGGCTAGCACCCACATTGCAAAACCTAGTGCGCGAGCTAACGTATATCCCCAATGACCTTGGTAACCAAGGGTGTGCAATGGAGGATAAGAAGTAATGGCCGATAAAGCCAAAAATCCATATATCGCCCAACTGAGTGCGCCGGCGCATACTACCGCCAACTCAAGTATCGGCGTATAAACTCCATTATCAACCACACGCATACGTGTCAGCATTACAAATAAGCCTAGGATTACAGCGCAAGCTGCCATTGTTAGATCAAGATAAATTGGCGCTATCATTGCTATTGCTCCTTTTGTAATCTGTATCCACTTGAAAGTCGTCATCTAACGACGTGTCTAAGCCGGTGCGTTTATGTGCCATTTGATTGAGCGTCTTGTTTATGCGTTTTTGGTTACTAATCCAGACTTGTGTGCCGGCAACAAGTGGTGCACTAAATAGTCCTGCAAGTAGTGCAAATATTGGTAACGCGCCCGATTGAGTGTCAGTAAAGACATCAATGAACAAACTTAAAGCAACGCCGCTAAATACCCCAATTAATGCTTTTGCAAGACTTGGGTAATAAAAACGAATGTCAATCTCAGGTATTTTGACGAAAGCTGCGCATAAGCCTCCAGCGATTGCAAACACCCAAACGCCAGTCCAGCTTAATAAAAAAGGCGCTGGCAATACTCTTGACTCTATAATCTGACTAGAAGCCCAAACGCTAAATGGGTATGATGCGGCTAAAGCAGCTATGCAAGCCCACCATAGCCGCCCAATCTTAATTTTAAGCATCATTTTTCCTCAAATTTTAGTCGTAAAAAACCGCCTAATTGGCGGTGTTGGTTGAACTTTCTTGAACGTTAACTTAATATCCTGATGCGTCGATAACTACAAAGCTATAGCGCCAACCGTTATAAATTTCGCTGCTAGGTGCATACTGCCCGTTCCCATAGCTATCATTTGTTTTAGTTGCTGTTACCTTAAATCTACCAGCGCTGCTAGCAATGATTCTTGGTATCGCTCTTAATCTAGGGACGATATCGAAAAGAACCATAATAGGCACATCATAGCTTTTGTCTATCAAACTCAAATTAGTGCCACTAGATCCGTATATATCCCAATAACCTGAAAATGAGTCAAGTATCCTTAATGGTCTAACCGAGCTGTTAAATTCTATATTCCCGGCAGCGTCATACATTTCAAAACCAAAATTTACGGATGGTATATTTTCGTAAGGCGCTGAGCGCCATAGCATTCTGCACCATCTGCTGTTACTACTATAATTCCTTAACTCTGGAATATCGTCATACCATTTTGATTTTATGGCATACATATCTGCACCGTCTGTCTGTAGCATTTTACCTAGACCTTTCCAATAGGATGGATTGGGTGTGGAAGATCCTTGAACCTCAGATACGCTTTTAAAATCTGCTATATAAGAAACATCCAGCTCTTTTCCTACCTGTATAACATCGTTGTCGGTATAAACTTCTAGTCCCTGACCCATTTAATACACTCCATACATTGCTATATATATCTTACCGCCATACTGAACCGTTGGTGTATCAGCAGTTAATTTCACGTTGGCTTGCAGCACACCAACATTATTGGTTTTAAAGGTTAGTGTGCAAGTTACATCGCATTCAGGTGACACTTGGTCTAATAGCATATACCAAAATTTATCGGAAGGCTCAATGCCTCCAGTGATTATCGTTTTCGTGTTTTCATAGTTAGTTTGTACTGATATCAAACCAAGAGTTTTAAGCGTTCGATTGTTGGTGTCCAGTACAGCAACACCATTTTCATCGAAAACTTGTAATCCTTGAGGCATGACAAGTCCTCCTTATAAATCTAAGGCCGGTTTTACCACAGCCCCAGTCGTACTCTCAACTTGTTGTTACTATCATAAACGCTAAGTAAACTATCTTTTATCTCTAATCGAGCGCCAGTGGTTGCTGATTTAAAGTGTCCAATAGTTGCCGATAGTGCTGAAAGTGAAGTGATAGAAGCTGTATTTATTTGGGCAATATCAATAGCAGCTTTATGTATGAATGAGGCTTGCATATAAGTGCCAGCCGGTACCACAGTGCCATTGATAGTTTGTGGAGACGTCAACACCATAAATGGCGACTTGCCTTTGCTAGACCCGGTGGCCGGTGCAATCCAAAACTTATCAGCATTTATAGAAAAATCAGATTGAGTGGCGGACGACATAAGGCCAAACCCGCTAATGCGGCCCCCAACATCTAGCTTTAGGGTGTACTCACCCTCAATGCCATCAACAACTTGCTTTGTCTCTTGTAATGATGAGGTATTTTCACCGACTGTGGCTTCAAGTGTAGTGACTTCACGAGCTAATGCACTGGTTGCTGTTGCTTCTGTTTCAAGACGCTGGACTAACTGAGCATTGCTAATTGCAACCTCTGATTGCAAATTAGTAATGCGCTCATTAGCGGCATAATTATCACGAGCAACGGTTTTCCAGTACGTCCATTGTACTGAACGACTAGCATTGGCATATTGCGTTTTGTCTGCGTACTGCGGCTTATAATCTGCGATAACCCCTTGTAGCGACTCATACTGTAAGCCAAGCTCGTTATTAATCTCGACCTGTTCGTCTAGTATCGTGATGATACTATTGTTGGCAGTGTTGGCTTTGCCCAGCGCATCGTTAGCGGTTTGTTGGGCGGCATTTGCTGCTTGTTGAGCATCAATAGCTGCTTTATCAGTGACTGCAACCCATGCACTACCATCCCAACGTTTAGGAGTGTTTTTGCCTCCTGTCGTATCGATCCATAGATTTTGTGGCTGCTGCCTAGCTGCGGATGGTGTTTGCCATTGGTAAATAACTTCCCCTTTGTTACCTGCTAACTGAGCTGCATTGGTGGCTGCCAGTTGTGCATCATCTGCTTTTTTCTTAGTGTCGATAATGGCTTGAATGCGGTCTGCTGACTCTTGACTAATTGCGTCCTCATTCTCGCTAATTTTACCGATTTTACTCGTAAGACTTGCGTTGAGTGAGGACTCGTCAATCTGACCTTGTATCAAGTCCATGACTTTATCGGCACTTGCATCAGTTGTACCCGTCACCCATGCTGACCATGCAGACTTAAAGCCTAGCTTATCAACCAAACGCGCACGATAAGACTGTGACAAGTTGCCTTGCAAACCTGTGACCGTATGCGTGTTTGTTGGGTAGCTGTACTGACCTAATAATTTGACGTTAGTATTGGGTGCGCTGCCAGTTTCAATCTCGGTATAAGCGGCATCGCCTGAGCCTGTACCAAAGCCCCATTTGAGCGACATACCAAACAAAATGCCTGTCGCTGTTAGTCCTACTATGGTTGGTGGCAAGCCAATTTTACCGACGATAGCTGTTAATATCGACGTTGTAGGCTGTGATTGCACATCAAACGCTGATACCGAACGCACACGAGCAATGTAATTACCGCTATATACGCCTTCAATTTCTACTGACACGTTGCCAGTGCGTGGTACTTTAATCCATGACCCATCGTCTTTGCGCCATTCCACATCATAAGCGACCGCATCTTTGACTTGCGACCAGCCAATGACCAGCGTTGTGACTGTTTGGCCTTGTACGACACGGTGACGACTGGTGATTGTTACACTGGTTGGCGCATCAACCACATCAGGATTGACGATAGTGATATTGGTTGGCTGAACGTCTGTACCATAATCAATCGCACCATACTTTTGTGGCTCATGTTGGATTGCAGTGATACTAAAAGTTGCATCATCATTCTGCTTGCTGTTCATGACACGAAAGCGCATCAGCTTTAAATCGGTCGTTTCAATTGCCCATACGTTCTCGGCTTCTGCTGCTGTAAATGCTGCATTAAGCGTTATCTTACGACCAGCAACTGATTTAATCGTGCGGCGTTCTGACTGCCCGCCGCCGCCATTAACAATAAGTACGTCACCAGCATTGGCCACAATATCACGATCAACGGTTACAACGTACTGAGCGTCACTGACAGCTGACACACGGCCGCCGTTGGCACGTCCTGCAAACAACTCATCTGACACATTGATGATATTACCGACTTGCGGTATAAAGCCATCTAATCCGACACCAAACGATACTTGGCGTGTCTCTAACTGCTCAGTTTTAAGTGCCCAAAGTCCTGCACGTTGAGCTTGTGCCTGACTGGTGCAGCCAAATGCAGCCAAATCGAGCACTTTAACGCCGAATTTGGCCATTGCTTTTTCGTCGCGAATGTACTCGTACTCGGTCTCAAACCCATTTAGCGGATTATCCCAAGCGACTTTCGCTAGTGTGTGCCGATCACGTGCTCGTGTGCCGGTATATTCAAAATTACCATCGATGACATTGGCGCGGGAGAATGTATAAACAGGGTCCTGTGGCACATCTGCATCAAGTACAACTTGCTCACCATTCCAGTACGACATGGCTCGGAATATACCAGCAATGTTGGACAGCACTTGATAGGCGTCAGCTTGTTTTTGTAGGTAGACGTTACACGTAAACCGTGGCTCTAAACCGCCTTGACCGTTCGATACCATCTGATCGCAATATTGACCAAGCGCATATAGTGACCACTTATCAATCATCGTTAAATCTAAACGCTCACCTAGACCGTAACGCCACTGAGTGCACAAATCAAAGTACACCCATGCAGGATTATTGCTATAAGCATCTTTAAATGTACCATCCCAAATACCAGTATAAGTACGAGCAACCGTATCATAGTTGCTTGGCACACGAATAATCATGCCGCGTATGCGAGCTGCCATCTTTGCAATACCGCTAAATGTCTCAGCGTTATACTGCAAGCCGAGTAGAGCAGTGTTTGGGTACCGCAGCTTTACATCAATAACCTCAGCAACGGCATCGATAAACATATCATCTTGCACATATTCGCTTGAATCATTAGCTGTTAAGCGACGCACACGTATCTGCCAACCTGTTGTAGATTTAGGTAAATCAATACGG